AAACCTACGTCCCCAATATAGAGATTATTAAACAATCCATATTGAACAGCGGCAGCAGTAATCATTAGAGCAGCAGCAACATCTAGACCACGAACTACGTTGTTTTGAATAATACCTGAGCCAGTAGTAGCAGAAGTAGTAACCAAGAAAGCACCAGTAGCACTGTCTGTATTAACGCTGTATATCTTGTTACCTGAAATAAGAGCAGCAGTCATAACAAGAGCAGCGTGACTCAAGAACTGAGAAACGTTGTTCTGAGCAACAGTTTGAACCACAACGTTATCAGACAGTGTTAGACCAGTCATTGTGTTGAGCACAACAATAGGAGCAACAGACTTGGTTGTAGCATCAGACTTAATGAAGCAATTAGATACTTGCAAGAAGTCAGAATTGGTAGACACAGTAGTTTTAACTACTGACAAGAAACCAAGAATGGCACTTGTATCAGTAAACGCACAGTTGTCTATGGTGAAATATGCAGCAGCAGCAACGGTAAAGCACGAAGTAATGCTCAAGAAATTACCAATAAAACGGCAATTAGAAATTGATATGTTATCAGCAGAAACAGCAATAGTGGTTGTTGCTGCCGTACCCAAAGTAAAGGTAGGACACTTATTACCAGCACCTAGCCCAACAATTGCTATACCAGCAACATCAAAAGCCAAAGCAGTGGCACTAGAAATAGTTTCAGCGTGTCCTGGTTTAATAAAAATAATGTCACCACGATTAGCAGTACACCGACCAATGGCATACTCAAGAGTGCTAAACGGAGCATTAAAGGTACCAGGATTGCCATCAGAACCACCAACTTGTCCTGGCAAAACAGTAGTAGTGTTAGATACCCAATACACTTGTCCAGGATGAGACTGAGTAATTGGAACGCCACGAATGGTTACGTTATTAAAACCACCGGGATAGTTTGAAGCTGGGCCTAGAGGAAGTGCCATTGTATTTCTCCTTTGTTGATAACAGTGTTCTTTAAACAACACCGCCTATAGTAAAGGCAGCATCATCATTAGAGTGTTGTACTACTTACTACGTTTAGGAACAGAAGGCGTAGGACGCTTTCCTTTTTCTTTTTCTCGTTCAAAACTCATTGTAGCTCCTTTGAGTAATACACGAAGAGGGGTTTATCCCTCTCCGTGTTATTAGTAACAAATTAATTTGTTACGGGCCGTTTACACCATAGATAGCGCGGGGATCACTCCAACCAAACGAATAACGCTCATACCCTTTAGCTTTCGCATTCATGGTATCAAAGTCATTGTCTTGGTCAAACATAATGCTAACGCGCTCATAGTGCTTCATACCAGTTTTACCAGGAATACTATTCCGAATAAACCAAGCATGAGCAGCCGTAAAGTAGTGGTTACACTTAAAACCACCTGGAATATAATTCCCAGACTTAATTACGTTGATGTCGTTGTTAGCATTGCCAGGTTGATACGAGCTATTCAAGATGCGTTGTGCGTTAAATATCTCGTTCCGAGCAATGTGCAAGGTTTGGGGCATAACCGAGATCAACAGACCACGATCATTTTGAAAACCCATAATTGCAATCATTGCATCTTCCAGAGCTGCTTCACTCAAGTCAGCATCTACGGAAGGCTTATTGGCCCACGTACCGCCAGTCGTATTCGGGTGACTAGTAGAGCAAAGCTCAACCGCATCGCCACCTTTGTACGTGCTGTTAAATGCACGGTTGTAGATGTTAGCTGCAACGTTTTCTTTCGTTTGACGGAAAGACATAGCCAAAGCTGATGCACGTTTACGAGAAATTGTTTCGTACAGGTTGTCGTCCAGCTCTTCTTTCGTAACAATGTAGCCCATTGCATACGCGATGTGCGTATAGCGGGTAACAAAGCCTTGAACTTCTGAGTCATACGTAACCGCTTGGCCTTGATTTTTAATCGGAACCAAACCAAAACTGGTCAGTTGAACATCTTCCTCGTAGTTTTGATTCGAGTTGTCAGTATCAAACAGATCAGTATATTCGGTCTTATGTTCGTCATAAACTTGCCCCCACCACGCCTTGACTCCAGGCCAAAGTGCTTTGGGGTGACTACCAGTTGTAATAATTCCAGCCATAATAGTTTCCCCTTACAGACCAGTGAAGTTCGTGCCAGTGGCATTTCCGAACTCGTGATTATTAAACCGACAAAGGATTCGAGCATAAGCTCCAATCGCATTGTCGGGCTTTTGAGACAGACCCAGCATTTGAACGGGCAACGTGTTGGTTGTATTCACAGTAGCACTCGACAAAATAATGTTCGAGTACGGCGAAGACGGAGCCAAATACGTATTTTGGTCAATAGCGTAGGTTTGATCTGCACCGGAATAGTTAGATGCAATGCCAGAGTTATAGCGCATTTTGGCAAGCGTAATATTCGTAGCAGTCGTACCAGCACTGACCTCAAACAACAGGTTGGGATCATCTGCAACGTACACATACCGAACAGAAGTACGGGTACCAGTAGTGATGTAAGTCTGTTCTAGGTTCAACGTAGTACCGACCAGTGACACGCCAGCGTCTGCAACACTGATACCTACGACAACCCCAAGAGCTACAAAGTTGGAAGCACTAGCAACCGGAACTTTGATGATATACGGAAGACCATTTGCATCCGAACCACCACGTGACTGAACAACGTCACCAATGGCATAGGAAGCAGTGGTATCCGCAGTAGGGATAGCGTACATACGAGCTTGACCAGAGTAGGCGGCACCATTCAAATAACCAACGGGGTTAAACCCGTTAATCTTGTTGGTATTAGCCATATTAAATTACTCCAAAAATAAAGTTTAAGAAAGCTTGATACCGTCTTTTGGAACATACAACATTGGGTCAACCCCAGTAATGTTGCCTTTCCTAATGGCAGAATCAATCTTATCGTTTTTTGTTTGAAGTTCAGCTTGATCTTCCTCAAACCATTTTTGCTGAATCTTCATCAGGTATCCGTACATTGGGTCGCCTTTATCTCTAGAGCCAACCAAGAAACGTATCCTGCTATCTCCTAAGTCGCCATTTCTGGCAACCACGTTATTAGAGAGTCCCTCAACTTCTTCTGGCTTAACGAACACATAGCCGTTATCCAGTGCGTCTTGAATCCTTGTCTTGTCATCATTCATAATGTGCAAATGATAACCTGGAATATTTGCGTCTACAGACAGTTTACCCTTAGTTCCATTAAACACGCCACGTTTGCGGCGAGTGGCACCATTGCTAGCTGGAGTAGGTTCGTTGATTGCTTGACGACGTTGGGCAATTTCTGCCATAGCTTCATCACGTTTCTCTTCAATAGTTTTAGCGCGAGACATGATAGTAACTCCTTTCTAGTTAGGAAGACCAGTCGTACTCTTGTACGTACTGTTCTTTAGTCATTAGCTTTTGCTTAACAAATCTGTCGCAAGCTTGTTTAGCTTCTGAAGGAAGATCGTTATAGCCACGTTTTCCGTTCCCCTGATTCGGTCTTGGCCTATTACTGCCTGATTCAGCAGTAAAGTTGGGGGTTCGTTGAGTCTTACCAAACCGTTGTGGCAACTCTTCTTCCAGAACTTCATCTAGCTTTTGAAGGAATGCTTTACCTGTAAGGTGGGGCATTTCCTGCCTGATTGTCTCGCCAAGAGCGTTAGCTATTGAGGTATGCCTCTTGTCTTTTCCAAACCAGTCATTACTATCTAGCCAAGATTGAAGTGAAGGATCAATAGTGCTAGTTATGTTAGGCGTTGGTTTAACCTCTGCCACCTTAACACTGTCATCCTTAGCTTGCTTAACTTCCTCTTTGGCGGTGTCAATGGCATCGTCAAGAGCATTTACTCGCTTACCGTCACCATCAGAAATAGCTTGAGCACGTGCTTCACGCAACTGCTCAACTTGGTTTTCTAGGTCTTTGGCTTTACGGTCGTAGGTTGCTTTTTGAAACTTTTTGAATTCGTCTGCTGCTTGTTTGAATTCTTTCAGGTTCTCTTTGGTTTGGTTAAGTTCTTTAAGAAGGTTTTCATTGTTCTTCCTAAGGATAGGAAGAATTTCTCTACCTCGCTTAACAAAAGTCTCGGCATCAACCCAGTCTTTTTCATCACCACGGTACTTTTCCTTAGAGACCCAACCCTGTGACACAGCTTCCTGAATGACACTTGCGTCTACTTCAGAACCCTCTGTCTCAGAAACTCCTTGGTTACTAGCTTCATTTTCAGCCATCATATACTCCTTTTAAATGCCCTAGTCAACTAACTCGTCATGTTCTTAGTAACAAGATACGGATCAACTAACTCAACGTCAGAATCCAATACAGCCGTAACGTCGGTGTCGTTAATAATCCGGTACTTTTTACTGTCTTTGCCTACATACAAAAGTCCTGCGTACTTAGCAAAAGCTATCTTGTCTCCAACTGCACACCAAGGTTTTTCTGCTTCTTCGTAGCAGCTTTCGCCCATCGACATAACTATGCCAGTAGTGTTTGACATTTGTTCCCGTTCTCGCCCTTGTTCTGTAGCAAGGATAATACCGCTTGCTGTTTTTTCTGCTATGTCTCTAGGTAAGATCAAAATCCTGTGTCCCACCGGGTTGATTCCGCTGACTGTCATACTTTGGCTCATGTAAGTCCTCATACTCTAAATTTAAAATAAGTGCGATTGATTTGCACATTCCTTTTACTACTTCAGGGTGTTCGTAAATATCATTTACTAACCCTTCCTTCATTTGCTCACGTTCTTCCTTAAGCTTCTTCATAAATTTTAAAGTACAAGGATTAGTTGCCCAATCCTCATAGTCCTGTCTAGTTACAGGAATACTCATACAGGTTGCTCCATTGCTTGTTGTTGCGGCATTGTTTGTTCAGGCAATACTGGCTCTTCTGGCATTGGTGCTTGGGGCTGTTCGGCTCCTCCCATCATTCCAAAAGCTTTAGTCATGGTCTCAACACTGCTAAGAATCCCCTCACGACGTTCTCGTTGTAGGTTAATAGCAGTATTTATTTCGCTTATTTTTTGTTTGCTTTCAACTGTACCAACTTCTGTTTCTATTAGTTTGGCCTCTGCTTCTAACTTAAAGATTTTAGCTTGGGCCATTTCAGCATCTTTCATTATTTTCAATAGCCCAAGTTTCATCTTAAGATCAATAGCAGCTTCTGCTGTCTTAGCTTTAATTTGTTCGATTTGTAGTTTAGGATCAACTCCAGGTTCAATTTTATTTGGGCCAGCAGGATCAGGCAACAAGAGGTCAATGTCTTGCACTCGAATAGCTTTAAGAAATCGTTTTTCAACTTCGTAGCGATTGTACAAGCCTGGATTTGCGGTAACTGCTGCTTGCAGTGCCATAGCTTGTTGTAACCGCATGGTGTCAGAAGTGATACTTGGATCTGCTGATGGCCTTACATCACTAGAATCTCCTTCATAGTCCTTAACCAGAATTACGCCCCTATCCGTAGCTTCAGAAATAAAAGTCATGTTCTCGGTAATGTGCAACTGGTTAAGGCGGTAAAGCTTACGGAACTCGTTCTTAAGAGATCGGTAAGTACGTTTAAAAATTCCATTAAAAACCTTCTTGCCTTCTTCAGCAACCGTGCGGCTAGTCTCAGCAGGAGTGTTTTGGCCGGGGCTTTGTCCTACAAGGATGTCTACTGCCCCGCCTGTACGTTCTCCGTAGTTAATTAGAAGGCTAAGAAGAGTAAACAAAACTTGGCTAGGCTCACGAACCGGAAGGGGCATAATTCCCTTCTTAAGGTCGTCCCCAGTACTGTCTACGTGTTTCCATTCCAAAGGCGTAAAGGAATAATTGCCACCTCGTACTTTGATTCCTCGGCTAAGAAAACCACCGGCTGTGACAGACATTGTTCCAGCATCAACAAGCTGATTGATGAGGGTGTTAATAGACTCATTGAGAGGCCCAAGAAGGACACCAAAGCCCAGATCATAGAAGCCCCCATCAGGGCTGGGAATAAATGGGTACTTAGTAAAACAGTGTTCAGGCGTAATGCAAAGGATTACACCTTTATCGTTACGCTGGATACTACTTTCAAAGTAACGAGCTACGATGCGAGCTACTTTACGAGTATCTCTACGTACATAGATTATGTAGGGTTCTTCGTACCCATCACCATCAAAATCAAAGTAGCGATGCTGCTCAAGGATTTCGTAGGGAGTACTGTGGTCATTTGGTTGGGGCGGTGTTAGCCCTTGGGCTTTAATGCTGGCTGCATTAAGAGTTCGATTCTCTCCAAGACTGCCAGATTCAGTAGGGCGCTCAACGCCAACATCTTTCCA